AAGGCTACGCGGCGATCTGCAACATCAAGCCCAACGCCAGTTCGGTCACCGCAGAAATCACCTGTGCGCTGGGTACCCGGCAAACGATTCCCGAAGGCGGTCTGCGCCTGCTGGAAGTGGTACGTAACATCACCGCCACCGGTGGTGGGCTTAGCGTCATTCTCACCACTCGGGGTGCCATCGACTCCACTCGGCGCCGTTGGCATGGCGAACCACCGGCTGAGGAAATCGAGCAGTACATCTTCGAGGAAGCGGCGCCGAGGCAGTTTTATGTCTACCCGCCGGCCATGGCCACCAGCAAGCTGGAAATCATCTACTCATCGGTGCCCAGCCCGCACGACCAGGCAATGGCTAAGGACGATGCAGCCGACAAAATCCGCCTGGATGACTCGTTCGCACCGGTTCTGCTCGATTACATCCTGTCCCGGGCCTACGCGAAGGATGCGCAGCACGCGGCCAACCTGAACCGGTCGACGATGCACTATCAAATGTTCCAGACCGGTCTGGGCATGAAGGTACAGGCCGACCGTATGGCTGGACCTATGCCTGCGTTACCAGTCCAGCAGGAGCCTCAGCAATGAACGTGACCCAGCTCGTCGACCAGATCCTGCCGGACGTGCCAGGGGCAGTTATCGCCTCGATCCGTGACGGCGTGGCCTGGGCCTTGCGCGAGCTGTGCACCGAAGCACCGGCCTGGAAGGTCAGTGTTGACCTGGTGGAGGGCGAGCAGTCGTTGGTGGTGGGGCCAGGCTTGGAGGCAATCCGCCTTCAGGGGCTGTTTCAGGGCGGCCGTCCAGCCTTCTGCCATGTCTTTCAGCCAACGCCGGTAACGGCAATCGTCACCCACGCACCACCAGGGCTTACCGGTGATGTGGTGGTTCGACCGACCTTCGGGTCAACAGAGGCCATACCACCGGAGTGGCTGCTGGACCGCCACTGTGAGGCGCTGACGCTCGGGGCTTTGTCTTGGCTGCGCAAGATGCCCAACAAACCCTGGAGCGATATGCAACGCGCGATGCTCGATCAAGTGGGGTTTTATGCGCTTTGCACCAACGCCCGGTCGGAGGCGCTGGCGGGTAATCAATACGGAAGCACCCGGATGCGGGTACCGAGGTTTCAATGACTTCAATTGCGATCACGTCGTTCAAGGGCGAACTGCCGGCACTCACTCCGCGCCTGCTGCAACCCACCAATGCCCAGGTCGCGCGTAACGTGAACCTGCGCAAAGGCTCGCTTCGGGCTGAAAGCGCACCGTTACCGGTGACCGGTATCACCGGTGTGATCAATCCGTCGTCGATCTATCGCTACCCTTTCGGAAATAACGGCGCGGGTTTCTGGTTTGCCTGGGGCAATGGGCTGCAGGTCAATGTCGCCAAGAGCCCGCTGGCCAAAGATTCCTGGTCCCGAGTGTATTGGACAGGGGACAGCTTCCCGAAAATGGCGCCGATCGGTGTTGCAACTCAAGGAGATGGCCCGTATCCATCAGGTTTTTATCGGTTAGGGATCCCCGCGCCTGAATCAGCCCCGATTGTTGCTGAAGACAATGGCAGTACCGAAGCCCCTATGACGTTGGTGAATGCGGCCTACATTGTCACGTTCGTGTCTGCTTACGGCGAAGAGGGGCCGCCAAGCCTGGCATCGAACATCATTTCCCGGTGGGATAGTGCAAACGATCAGGTTGGCAGTCGTGTAAAGGTTCAGATGCCCCCTGTAGTCAGTGGGCCTTACAACTTGGTCACCAAGCGGCTGTATCGATCCGAGTCGGGCGGTGAGTACCTACACGTCGCTGACTTCAATATCGCCCAGGAAATGTGGGTGGATGAGGTCAACAGCGAAAACCTGGGGATCGCATGCCCGTCGCTGACCTGGGATATGCCGGATGCTTCAATGGTTGGGCTGGTCGAAATGCCGAACGGGATCATGGCCGGATTCTTCGACAATACCCTGTGTTTTAGTGAGCCGTTCCACCCACACGCTTGGCCAATCGACTACCAGATTGCCTTTCCCGACAAGGTGGTGGGTATTGGCGTGACGTCGGCCGGCCTGGTCGTGGCCACCACCGGGCGGCCTCGGCTGATCACTGGCACCACCCCCGCGGCTATGGCCGACTCTGCCCCTGATGCTGATCGTGTCTGTGTTGGACGGGGCTCTGTGGTCGATATGGGGGAATACGTTGCCTACGCCTCGACTGAGGGGCTTGTGGCGGTGTCAGGAGGGGAGCCTCAGTTGATTACAGAGGGCATTCTGACCCCGGAGCAGTGGCAGGCACTCAACCCCGCCTCAATTCATGCCTGTCGGTATGAGGGACGCTACCTGGCCTTTTATGACGGCGGATGCTTTGCACTGGCACCAGGGGAAGGCATTGAGTTCATCGACGCCCATGCGGCCAGCTCGTACTACGACATTGCCGCCTCGTCGCTCTACTTGATCCAGGGCAGCACAATCTCCAAATGGCGCGGAGGTTCTCCGATGACATACCGGTGGCGGTCCAAGGTGTTCGAGTTTCCTCCTGGCGCGGCGAATTTTAGTTGCGGGAAGGTCGCCGCCGACGCCTATCCGGTCCAGGTCGTCGTGGTTGCCGATGGAGCCACTGTGCTCGACATAGATATTCACGACCACCAGATGTTTAGGCTCCCGCCCGGGTATGCCGAGGCGCGTGAGTGGCAAGTTGAAGCATCGGGCACCACTGAAGTTTTCTCTCTCCAGATCGCGAATACACCCTCAGAGTTAACCTGATGAACGCACCCGCTAGAACGATCAGACGCAGTAGTCTGCCCGCAACTGCGGGCTCTCAACTACCAGCACAGTTGCGTCCTTTTATCTCGGCGCTCACTGAAATCATTGAAACCGGCGAAGGCAACAGGGGGGATAGTCTCGACAGAAAGCTGACCGTTCGCGACCTTATTGCCAGTGGTGCATTTAAACTCAGGGATGGCTGGCGGCCGGGCAATCCGGGAGGGCTGGTGCCTGTTCCGGACGTACCTGATCGTGCAATTCCTCCAGCACCTGGCGGCTTTCAGGGTGTGGGTGGTTTCGGCATGGTTACCCTGATTTGGAACGATCCTCGTGTTCGTTACCGCAATCACTCTCTGACCAACATCTATCGCAGTGAAAAGGACAATTTCGGCCAGGCGACGTTGATCAGTCGTGATACAGGGATGATCTACACCGACACCCTGCGTATGGATGCGGTAGATCCAGACGACCCCAAGAAGGCTTTGGGTTATTACTACTGGATTTCTTGGGTATCCACTTCCGGCATTGAGGGCCCCCCAAACAGCGCTGCCGGGATCTATATCGAGCCCTTGCTCGATACCACATATCTGCTGGAGCTCATTGGAACGGCGCTGGACGACACTGAACTCAGCAAAATACTGGCTGAAAGCCTCGATTTGGGGCGCTATGACACCGCCTTTGATGATCTGCAGGCCCGAGTCGAAACAGCCAGATTGTTGACCAGTGCCGAGGCCTTACTACGTGACGACCAGGATGTCGTAATCAAGAGGCGAGTGGACACCCTTGAGGTGAGTGTCCAGAAGAATATCAGCGCGTCTATTGGCCGGCTCGAAGAGGTGATGGCCAGTGATCGCCAGGCCATCGCTCGAACTGTCGAAACGCTGCAGGCCGGGATCGATGAGAATGCCAGCAGCCTGGTGGAGGAGCGCACTGCTCGAACTACGAACGAGCAGTCGGTGGTGCAGTTCTTAACCGGTCTCAACGCACGGATGGACAATGGCGAAGCCGCAGTGCTGAGCCTGAGTAGTGCAGTGACAGACCAGTTTGAGGCGGCAGCCCAGCAATTGGTATTGATGAAAACGCAGTTCGATGACATGAGCGCGTCTTACATCAACGACCGCAAGGTGATCACCACGCAGTTTGAGGCGGTTTCCAGCGAGATAACGGCCGTCAAAGCCTCCTTTGAAGGCCAGGCCGCTGCCGTACAACAAACACTCAGCGTTCACGGTGATGCGCTCAACGGGCTATCGGCTCAGGCCACGCTCAAGCTCGATGTGAATGGCTACGTCGGTGGCATTGGTGCCTACAACAACGGTCGGGTAATCGACGTTGCGATTCTGGCGGATAACTTCTGGATCGCGAGCCCGAAGAAAGCCGGCCAAGACAATAGCGTTATCAAGCCCTTCGCCATTGTCGACGATGAGGTCTGGATCAACTCTGCGCGCATTCGTACCGCCTCTATCCAGAGCGGCCAGCTCGGCCCCATCAGCATTGGCAAGCTCTACTCACTTGAGGGGCAGCCCATCACCACGGTTTCCGGACGCTTGATTGCGGACGCTCTGGACACGGATTCGCTGGTGGCTGTACTTGCTAGGATCAATACGGCCTACATCGACGCTGCGCAGATCAAGGTGGCTGCAATTCGCAACGCCCATATCGCGGACGCCAATATCGATACGCTCAAGTTGAAGGGGGAGTCTGTAACCATTCCGCGCTCCTACAGCCGCCCGGAGCTGGTGACTGGGGGGAACTTGGCTGGCGTTCAATTTGACGCACCCGAGG